AGATCTTTGGCGGCAATGCGTCCTTTATCGGCACCAAAGTCACCGTGCCCGCACAGCTGCAGGAGAAGGCCGCAGCCCTCTCCGCACAGGGCAAAACGCCCCTGTTCTTCGGCGGAGCAGGCCGTCTGCTGGGCATCATCGCGGTGGCTGATGTCAGCAAGGAGGACAGCCCCCAGGCCATTGCAGAGCTGCGCAACATGGGAATCCATGTGGTACGAGGAGGACAGATGTCCGCAGGACATCGCAGATTTCCTCAACCAGTTAGACGGATATGAGGACATTGACATCTATTTCAATTCCGGCGGTGGAGATGTATTTGCAGGACTGGCAATATACAACCAGTTAAAGCGATACGACGGACACAAAGTCGGATATGTTGACGGAATGGCTGCGTCCATTGCATCAGTCATCATGTTTGCATGTGACGAACTGCATTTCGCAACAGGTGCTCAAGCGATGATTCACAAACCGTTGTGCATGGCATACGGAAACGCAGATGATTTCAAGGCAGTCATAAAACAGTTGAATCTCTGCGAGGATTCAATCCTTGACGTTTACATGGAGCATGTGCAGGAGGGCATCACAAGAGATAAGATTCAGAGCCTCATGAGTAATGAGACATGGTTCGACAGTAAGAAGATGCAACAGTATTTCAATGTTGAAATCGAGGAAAAAGCAGCAGTTGCAGCATGTGCATCCGACTTTTTTGAGAAATACAACAATATTCCGGAGACACTCAAGGGAATCGACACAAAGGACATCGTCGATGCAGTAATTGCAGAACTTGAAAACCGGAACAGTGCAGCAACAGAGGCAGAAAAACAGAGAATCGAGGCAGAAAAGCAGGAGATTCTCAAAGATTTATACCTTTACGGTATGTAAGAAAGCGAGGAAAAACATGAATAAGGAATTACAGAAGTTACTCAAGCAGATTAACGACAAGAAAAATGAGGTCAAGAGCCTTGTGAACGACGGAAAACTCGACAAGGCAAGGGCAGCAAAGGAAGAACTTGAGGAGTTACAGAACAAATTCGACCTCCTCTATGATTTGGACGAGGACGAGCAGAGAGGTATTGAGGATAAGTTCAACAAAGGCACTGCAAAACAGGTCGGTGGCGAGAAAAAGGTTGATAAAAAGAACCTTGTGAAAGCATTTGTTAACATCGTAAAAGCGGGATTCCTGCACAGAGAGGCAGACGAGGCAGATGTTGAGGTGTACAAGAACGCACTCACAACCGACACGACCGCAGAAAGTGAGGGAGAGGCCGGAATCGGCGTGACAATTCCGGAGGACATCAGAACAGACATCATCGAGTTGCGTCGTTCATCCGACAACCTTGAACAGTATGTCAATGTCGAGGGCGTAACAACTAAGACAGGAACACGAAACATTGAGGTTGATGCAGAATCAACACCATTTGACAATGTTGACGAGGCTGCGGATTTTCCGGAGATGGACGAACCGGAATTTTTACCGATTGAGTACAAGGTAAAGAAAAAGGGCGGAATCCTCAAGATGACAGCAGAGTTACTCGAGGACACAGCATCCAACATCATGGCATACATCAACAAATGGATTGCCAAGAAAACAAAGGCAACCCGTAACGCAATGATTCTCAAGGTACTCAATGAGATGACAAAAGGGAAAGAAGTCACAGTCGAGAACCTTGACAGCCTCAAGGACATTTTCAATGAGCAGTTAGACCCTGCAATCGCTGACAATGCAGTTGTTATCACAAATCAGAGCGGTTTCAACTACCTTGACAAGTTAAAGGATAAAGACGGCAACTATATTTTACAGAAAGACCCGACACAGCAGACAAAGGGAAAGATGCTTTTCGGTGAATATCCTATCATCAAATTATCAAAGAAAACTCTTGCATCCGAGAAGATTATGAACACCGATGGTCACACAATCGACGGGTACAAGCATCCTATTTTCTGCGGTGACTTAAAAGAGGCAGTCACACTCTTTGACAGAAACGTCCTCACAATCGACCTCAATGACAAAGGTGCGGGTTTATGGGATAAGGACATGACCGGAATCAAGGTGCGTGACCGTTTCGATGTGCAGCCTGTTGACAAGGGAGCAGTCATCAAGGGTCAGATTACAGAAGTTATCAACGGGTAATATGGCAGCAGGGCGGTGAATCCGTCCTGCTATTGAAAGCAGGTGAGAACATGACGGATGAAGAAAAAGAGAAGTACAGAGGCGGTCTGATTGCTACATGCAAGACATATTGTCATATCGACTATGATGACGACATCGAAATCCTTGAATTGATGCTTGACACGACACTGGATGAAATGACGGAACTGATTCCGAATTTTGACCGGAACAGCCTCACAAGCCGTCAAAAACTGCTTGCATTTATGTCCGTGAAAGAGCTGTATGACAACCGTGACAAGTATCGGAACGACACGAAAACGCTATCCGCTGCCGTTTCCTCCATGCTATTAAAAGAAATATACGGAGGTACAGCGGAATGACAGGCAGAATCAAGATAATTCGCAAGGTGTCGAGCGTTGTCGATGGCAGACGGCAACAGGAGGAAAAGGAGTTTTTCTCATGTTGGTGCGATGTCAAGAGTTTGGGAACAAATGAAAAATACAATGCATTGCAGATAGGCCTTGAGAACACAATCATGTTTGAAACGAGAGCCTGCGACAAGATGGAGGAAATCAGATTGGATCTGAAAGAGTTCTACGCAGTATATAAAGGCGTTGAGTTCAAGATATATGATGCGTGTCCGATGTTCACAGACGACAGGAAATATCAGTTGAAATGTAGAGCGGGAACATAGTGTCATAATCTGACACCGGAGGTGATGCAGTGAAAATCGAAATGGAATTTCAAGGCTTGAAAGAACTCATGAAAGCATTTGAGGATGCAGCAAGTGACGAGGACATAAAAGAGGTCAATCAAAAGATTGTAAAGCAAAGCGAACCAGTCGTGAAAAACATCATGTCCGGCAAGATTCCGAAATCAGCAGACATCAAATTATCCGGTAGAGGTTTCGGTTCAAAGTCATCCGTGACATCACATGCAGCGGACAGCATACCGATGGGAGCAGTCAAGATGAAAGGCACAGGAGCAACAGCAGATGTCGGATGGGAAAAGTCGGACAATAGCGAACACTTTTATGTGAAATTCATAAACTGGGGAACTATCTATCAACCGCCTCGAGAATTTATTTACGCAACAGGGCGTGAGGCAGATGCGGAACTGCAAAAAATCGCAGAACAGGAATATCAATCCTATTTAGACACATTGAAATGAGGTGAGAGCATGAGCAGCAGTCCGGACATCATCAAAGATGCATCCGACGCATTGAGACCTATATCAGACAGAGGAATCACTGTGATGCAAGGGTGGTATGACAAAGACATCCATGACAGACATGTGACATTGTGGGATTTGGGAGAAAATGACGAGAATTTTTCGGACGACGATGCAGAGGGAGTGACGCTGTCAGTGCAGGTCACTATATTTTCAGAAAGTGACGAGGTTGAACTGGCGAGGGAAATCAAGTCAATCATGAAAGAAAATGATTTTTCGTTCGAGGGCAGGAACGGAGACGATGGCAAGCCGGAGGACGGAATCTATATGAAAGCGCAAAGGTTTTCAAAGTTTTATGAAATGGAGGAATAGACATGAGCGAAACAGTAACACAGGTTAGCGAGACAGAACAGAAGATTGTTAGAAGTAGAACATGCGGTTGTAGAGATTTTTACATCGCGAAACTCACACAGAATGATGCAACGGGGTATGTGGCAGGCACACCCGTAAAACTGGCAAGAGCAATCAAGGCGAAAGTCGATGAAAAATGGAGTTCGGAGAAAATCTACTCTGACGACGGAACAGAGGAGGTCATCAATTCATATGAGGGAACTGAAATCGAACTTGAGGTCAACGCCCTTGCACCACAGGACAGACAGATTCTTTTCGGTCAGTTGTATGAGAATGGTTTCCTCGTAAAGACGGCAGACGACAAAGCACCGGAGGTCGCTGTCGGATGGAGAGAAAGAAAACTCAACGGAAAGTATGATTTCAAGTGGTTGTATGCCGGAAAGTTTGCAGAGGGAATCAGCGAGGAGGCAAGCACGAAAGAGGGAAAATTGTCTCCGACAACAAAGAACGTCAAGGGTTCATTCTATGAGAGAAGTCTTGACAATGCATATGAGATTTCTGTTGATGAGTCAAACCTTGTAACAGAAGATACAAAGGCAGCAGAGGCAATCAAGAATTGGTTCAGCAAAGTGCAGGAGAAAAACGGCGGATTAGGCTAATAAGAGGATATATAACAGGAGGATAAATCATGAAAAGAAAAATAATAGTCAATAATAAAGAGTTTACAATGCCGAAAATGTCAATCGACACATACACGGAATATCTTGAACTTGCAGAGGTTATCGACGCAAAACAGAGATATTCAAAACAGGACATCGAGGCGATGGGTCTTTTTATCTGCAAGGCATACGGAGACCAGTTCACCATCGAGGAATTAAAGAATCCGGAGACCGGACTTGATGCAGCGGGATTGATTCTTGAGTTCCAGTTCATTGACATGGGAATCGCCGACGAACTCACAAAGAGAATGGAGAACATCGAGAAAAATTTTCAGAGTGGCAAGTGATACCGGAAATCGAAATCACTTGCAAAGGAAAAAGGCTTTTCGTCAATTCCGTAACAGTAGAACAGTATAAAAAATATATCAATCTCATGGAGAAAAATGACACGGAGGCATTTTCCGGGGTGATGTTTTTCAACAAAAAGATAATGCAGGAGATGTTCGGAAATGAACTGTCGCTTGCAGCAGTTGGGGAGATTGATGCAGTTGAATTTCTGACGGCAATCAAGACGGTTCATTTTATCATGCAGAACATCATTGCAGAGAAGATGTTGAACATTGTTGAGGTTGAGCAGATAGAGAAAGAGACATCCGCATTCGATGAATATGACCGTGAAAACGGTTATGAGGAAGAAGAACAACCGGAGGAAAATCAATGGAAAGTCTGCGGGGAAATTGTTGACCGTGTTGTAAAAATTGCGATTCGGCTATTGAAAAACTCATACAGTCAATGCATGAAAGAAAACATTGTCACGTTATTGGACTATTTGAAATTTGAATTAGACACAATAAACGAAAATCAGTAAGAGAGGAGGCGACCGAATGGCTTATACAAGCGTCAAAATATCGGCAGATTCGAGCAGCTATCAATCACAAATGAAATCGGCAGCATCGCAGATGAAAGCCTTGTCTGCGGAATATACGACAGCAGCAACAAAAGCAAAGTTGTTCGGTTCAGAGACAGACAGCCTCAAAGCAAAAGCCGAATCGCTCACTCAAAAGATAACAGTGCAAAAGAACATCGTGCAGTTAAACAGTGAGCAGCAGGAAAAGTTGACAAAGAAACTGTCAGACCAAAAGACAAAGCAGGAGGAACTCAAAACAAAGATTGATGCTGCAAAAGAGGCTTATGAGAAATCAACAGCAGAGACCGGAAAGAACTCCGAGCAATCAAAGGCACTTAAAGATGAGCTTGACAAGTTAGAGAAAGAGTTCACCGCAAATGAGACAGCAATCGGAAAGACAGAGACTGCACTCGCAAATCAGACAGTAAAGACGGAAAAGTCAAAAACTGCCCTCATGAACATGGAGGCAGGACTGAAAGATGTAAACGAACAATTAAAGAATCATAAACTCGAAACATTCGCAAAGGCTTGCGACACAGCGGGCGAAAAGATGGAGAGTTTCGGAAATAAAATGTCAGTCGTGTCAACAGGACTGGCGACTTTTGCAACGGCATCGGGGAAAATGGCGATTGACTTTGAAAACGATATTGCAAAAGTATCAACAATTATGGACGACAGTGTGATGTCTGTTGATGACATGTCGGATGCAATTTTAAGTTTATCAAATGAAACAGGAATTGCAGCGGGAGATATAGCAGACGATGTATATAATGCGATAAGCGCAGGACAAAAAACAGGTGATGCTGTAAATTTTGTAAGAGAGTCAACAAAATTAGCAACAGCGGGATTTGCAGAATCCGGAAATACATTGGATGTATTGACAACCATTCTCAACGCATACGGTTTAGAGGCGACCGAAGTGACGAATGTGTCAGATATGTTGATACAAACACAAAATTTAGGAAAAACAACCGTTGCTGAATTATCATCGGCGATGGGAAAAGTTATTCCGACGGCAAACGCCAACAGCGTAGCACTAGACCAGCTATGCACAGGATATGCGATAATGACGGCGAACGGTGTTGCAACAGCAGAATCAACGACATATATAAACTCAATGTTGAACGAACTCGGAAAAACAGGAAGTGCAACAGACATAATATTGAGAGAAAAGACAGGAAAATCTTTCGGAGAATTAATGTCAAGTGGTTCAAGTCTTGCGGATGTATTAAGCATTATTAACAGCGCAGCAAAAGAACAGAATCTGTCTATGGGAGATATGTTTTCATCGTCCGAGGCAGCAAAAGCAGGATTGATTCTCTTAGGGGATGGAGCGGATTCTTTCAACGGAACTTTGCAAGAAATGAGAAATTCAACAGGTGCGACAGATACGGCGTTTAGTAAAATGAAAACAACATCGTATGATATAAAAATCGCATTAAACGAGTTGAAAAATACGACATTACAGTTCGGACAAACGGTGATGTCATCGGCTGCACCAATAGTGAAAGAATTTACCGAAAAAGTACACCTATTAAGTGAATGGTTCGGAAATTTAGACGAGAGCCAACAACAAACAGTTCTCAAAGTTGGTCTTGTGGTCGCTGCTATCGGTCCGTTGTCAATCGGATTCGGAAAAGTGGCAAAGGGAATCTCTGACACGGTAACGACCGGACAGAAATTTGTGTCCGGAGCTGCAAAGATAATTGCAAAGATTACGGCAAAGACAGCAGCCACG